ATGTTTTTCTCCCCAAAAGGGCTTAAAAGTCCATTTGAACAACCAGAAAAGAATGTATAATGACTAAAGAAGATAAAAGGGCAAGAATTCTTCCTGCGTTAGATCTTGCAATTCAAGAAGCACAACGTAAAGGAATAATAAATGATTTGGATCTTGCTGGTATTGCTATGGCTTACAATCTTGCTGGATATTTGGATAACGCGACGCTCACTCCTACTGAGCTTGGAAAACTTACTGGTCAGTTACAAGCGATATTGGACAAGTATGGGTTGTCGTTGTTTGGACGAAAAGAAAAACCCGAATTGTTAGAGGGTGAAGACCCACTTGACGATCTTAGGAAACTCAACCCCGAGAATTCAGACCACACCACAGCTTCTCCCAACTAGAGGCAACGAGGTTGCTGAGTTTGCGCGCCAAATTGAAATGCCTTTGCTTGAATGGCAAGAGTATTTAATTAACGAGGCGTCTAAGGTTAAAGAAGACGGCACTTGGGCTTACAAGAATGTGTTGGCTATTGCAGCTAGACAAAATGGTAAAACTCATCTTCTGCGTATGCGTATTCTGGCAGGGCTTTATTTATGGGACGAAGAATTACAGATAGCAAGTGCACAAACTAGAGACTTATCGTTAGAGACTTTTAAGAAAGTTGTAGAAGTTATAGATAATTATGATTGGTTACGTAAAAAGATTAAACACGTTACAAGGGCAAATGGTCGAGAAGAAATACAACTTAAATCTGGTTCACGTTACAAGATTGTAGCCTCGAATAGTGGCGGTGCGCGTGGCTTGTCAAGTGATTTAGTAATTCTCGACGAGTTACGACAACAGAAAACATACGACGCATACTCAGCTCTAGTCTTCACAATGAACGCCAGACCTAATTCACAGTTCTGGGGTATTTCAAACGCAGGCGACCATTACTCACTGGTACTAAACGCTATGAGACAACGTGCTTTAGACAAAATAGAAAAAGGTTTAGATGATCCGTTGTGCTTTATGGAATGGTCAGCTTCACCACACAGAAAACTTAGTGACATAGAAGGCTGGAAAGAAGCAAACCCTGCACTTGGCAGAACAATTTCAGTAGACGCAATCAAAGCCAGACTAAGTGACCCACCAGAAATCTTTCAAACAGAAGTTTTATGCCAATGGGTAGAAACAATGAACTCAGCTTGGGAACAAGGTGCGTGGAATTCTTGTATGCAACCAAACCTAGCACTAAAGCCTGACAGACCTACTTGGCTTGGTGTTGAAATAAGTCCAGAGCGTAACAGTTGGGCTTTAACAGGTTCACAAATACTTGAAGACAAATCTATAGCTGTAGGTTTAATGGAATACCAAGAACAAGACAGCCCAATAGATGATTTGTTTATTGCAGGACGCATAGCAGAATGGGCAAAGCACTACAACGCAGAAGAAGTGATAGCAAACAGGTTTACAGGTGACTCAGTAGTAGCCAAACTTAAACAAGCAGGCATAAACGCAAACGTAATTAAAGGATCAGACTATTACACAAATTGCGATCAAGTACTTAGTGCTATGTCAGGTGGACGACTGGCTCATTCTAATCAACCTGAACTATCTGCAAGTGTTAATAGTTGTATAAAAAAATCAAATGACACAGGTGCGTGGTATGTAATGAGACGTAAACCTTCAACAGCTGCAATAAGTATGATTTTGGCAGTTGGTAAAGCCGAACAGTACGGCTCAAGGTCACAAAACCAAGACATTGTAGTTGCTTAGGTGCTTGACTATTATAACGATTTGGTAAAGAATTAGAAGTTATGGGCTTCTTTCAAAATCTTCTTGGTGTCACACCAAATGAGGACGTAAACAAAGTAGACGCAGCTGTAGCACCATACAATTACCAACAGTACGCCCAACCTTTTGATTATTTTGGTTTATCTTCAATATCTAGAGCACAAGCTATGCAAGTACCAGCCGTTGCAAGAGCTAGAAACATTATGTGCGCAACTATTGGATCATTACCTTTAGAAGTTAGACGCGAATCTAACAATAGTAAAGTTGCGACCCCACCTTTTATTAGACAACCAGATCCACGTATGACTGGACAGTCTGTATATACATTTCTTGCAGAAGATATTTTATTTACAGGTCAAGGTTACTTAAGAATACTTGAACTTGGCGCAGACGGAAGACCTTTAAGTGCAGAATGGATATCTGTAAGTCGTATTACAAGAACTTTAGACGCTTTAGGTCACAACGTTGAGTATTATTCTGTAGACGGCAATCGCGTACCTGATAATGGTCTTGGTTCTTTAATTCCTTTTACTGGTTATGATGAAGGTTTACTTGTAAGAGCAGGAATAACAATACTTACAGCACTTGCATTAGAAAAAGCAGTTAAAAGATTTGCAGATGAACCAACACCTAACGTTGTATTAAAATCTAACTTGCCAATGCCTGCTGAAAGAGTTACAGCCCTATTAAATTCTTGGAAAGAAGCACGACAAACACGTGGCACAGCTTTTGTAAACGACACAATCGATTTTCAAAGCATAGGATTTAGCCCAGAACAATTAACGCTAAACCAAGCACGTCAATATATGGCTTCCGAAATTGCTAGGGCTTGTAATTTACCTGAATACTATGTAGGTGGTAACGCAGGTGGCTCAATGACTTACTCAAACGTTACAGCTGAAAGAAGAAGCCTAATAGATTTGTCATTAAAACCTTTAATGACTTGTATTACACAAAGATTGTCTGAAAATGATATTACGCCACGTGGATCTATTGTAAAATTTGATTTAGAAGAATTTTATAGCCCAAGTGCAATTGAACGCGCAGACATATACGCAAAACTTATTCCTCTTGGTGTAATGACAATAGAGGAAGCAAGAGAAAGGGAAGACTTAATAAATGAGTAATTTTATTAAATTCTCAACCGACATTATCGCAGCTAATTCATCAAAACGTGAATTAACAGGCGTTATTGTTCCTTTTGGTCAAGTAGGACATACCAATATGGGCGACGTTGTATTTCAACAAGGCTCATTAAAAATTGGTGAAGGTATTAAACTTTTCACCGAACACGATATGACTAGACCAATAGGTAAATTATCAAGATATGAAGAAGACGACAAAGGAATTGTCGGAACATTCAAAATAGCACGAACCAACGCAGGAGACGACGCATTAGCCGAAGCACAAGAAGGTTTACGAACTGGATTTAGCGTAGGCGCTATGATTGACGATTACGTCACTAAAGGTGAACAAGTAATTGTTAATGAAGCAACTCTTAGAGAAGTTTCACACGTAACATTTCCAGCATTTGGCGAACACGCACAAATAACCGAAGTAGCTGCAAGCGCAGATATTTCACAACCAACAGAAAGCGAGGATACTATCGTGTCAAACGAAGTAACCCCAGAAGTAGTAGAGGAAGTTGCAGCAGAAGTTGTAGCAACCCCAGCTGTTGAAGCCCAAGAACGCAATATGCGTCCAGCAATCTTCACAGCACCAAGAAGCCCAATTGTTTCAAAGGGTTCATACTTGGAACATTCATTAAGAGCAGCTCTTGGTAACGAAGAAAGCCGTCAATATGTAATGGCAGCTGACACCACAACCAACAACGCTGGTTTTATTCCAACACCACAAGCAACCGAAGTTATCAACGGAATTGCTAATGCTGATCGTGGTTTAATTGACGCAATCTCAAAAGGAACATTACCAACTTCAGGTATGACTTTTGAAATTCCAAAAATTACAACAGCTCCAACAGTTGCACAAGCAGACGAAGCAGCAGCTTTATCCGAAACAGATACAGCTTCATCTTTTGTTTCAGTAGCAGTTAAAAAATTCGGTGGACAACAAACATTCTCAGTAGAATTGTTAGACCGTTCTTCACCAGTATTTTTTGACGAACTTGTACGCCAAATGGAATTTGCTTACGCAAAAGCCACAGATTCTTATGTAGCAGGAGTACTAGGTGCTTCTTGTGCATTAGCAACAGGAACAGCAGACAACACTAAAGAAGGTTTGCTTTCTTACGTTTCTGCAGGCGCAGCTAGCGTTTATTCAGGTTCACTTGGATTTGCTCGTAGCTTAATTGTTAACAGCACCCAATGGGGCAACATTATGGGTTACAATGATGGTGGTCGCCCAATCTATACAGCTTCAAATCCAATGAATGCTGGTGGAGCAGTAAGCCCACAATCATTACGTGGAAACGTTGCAGGACTAGATATGTACGTATCTCGTTCTCTAGACGCATACACAACTGGTGATCAGTCAATGATTATCGTAAACCCAGATTCATTCACTTGGTACGAATCACCAAGATTGTCTCTACGCACTAACGTAATTAACACAGGTCAAATTGACGTAAATTATTACGGATACGGCGCACTAGCAGTAAAAGTCGCTGGTGGCGGAGTTTGGTTTAACAAGAACTAATAAACCATTAAACGTGTGGGTGGTTCGCCCCTGTGCCACCCACACCCTTAACGAGAGGAATAAGAAATGCCAGTATTAGTTACAGCTAGTGAGTTAAGAGCTGTACTTGGTGTTCCTGTTGCTCTTTATTCAGATGCACAACTTGATTCAATTATTGAAACAGCAGAAGACGCTATTGGTGATTTTCTTGTACAACATAAAGTAGCAATTGAAGCACAACGCTCAGAAAGTGCTACTTTAACAACTTTATATGCAACACAACCCCACAAATTTTATGTAGGACAAACAGTTACAATTTCAGGTGTTACAGGTCATAACGGATCTAAAGTAGTAGCAGACATTGTAGATATTTATACTTTTAAGATTACAACTACAGGTGCAACAGTTCACGAAGATTTACGTTTTCAAATCCCTAACGGCACAGCTTCAGTAAATGGTCTTGCACAATACAACGGCGTAGACGCTGTTGAAGAAGCCGTACTACAAATTGCTGTAGACGTATTCCAATCAAGACTAGCTGCAGGTGGCACACAACAAGCCCTCGATTACACTCCAGCACCTTACAGAATGGGTCGCACACTTCTTTACAAAGTAACAGGTTTAATAAGTAAATATATTGACTCTAATAGTCAAGTAGGTTAATTATGGCTTTAAGTACGCTACGTGCAGGGCTTAAAAGCGCAATAACAGATAACACAAAGTATTCTGCCTATGATCACGTCCCAGATATTATTATTCCTCCAGCAGCTCTTATTTTGGCTGGAGACCCATACCTAGAACCAATCGTTATTGGTAACTCAAAGAATTGGTACGTAAGACTTACTCTTGAAGTAGTCAGCACTACGTATTCAAACCCAAGCGCATTAACAAACTTGGAAGATGATATAGAAACAATCTTGGCACTAATACCGACGAATTGGATTATACTGTCAGTATCAAGTCCGAGAATTAGACAGACTAATAGTACCGATCTATTATCTGCTGAAATACAACTACAAACAGCCTACACAGGCTAAGGAAGGTACTAAAATGGCAACAACAATTTTAAGTGGTCGTCAATTAATTTTAAGTGTGAATGGAAATTCATACTCAGAACAAATTACTTCTTCTGCTATCAACTTTGATACAGAAAGATTAACTTTTGACACCCTTGCAGGCAAAGCCTACAAATACATAGACTCAAATGTTACACTTGACATTGAGTTCTTAAACGACGCAGGCGCAACACCTAACAGCTTGTACAAAGTATTATGGGACGGAACTGAAAGTGCCCCAGATACTACAATTGCTTTTATTATGACATTAAGAACTGGTGTAACATTAACTGGTTATGTATTGCCACAATACCCAAGCGTTACAGCTACAGGTGCGGACGTACAAACTTGTTCAGTATCATTACAAGTTGTAGGTATTCCAACCGAAGACTTAACTGCATAACAACAACAAACAGAACAGGGGCACACAATGCTTAAACTTAAATTAACGTGGGAATTAGAAACAGGTGAAAAGTTTGAAGAATGGACTAGACCAATCGAACTTTCACTTGCAGAAAAAGAATTATATGCAAGTAAGTCAATTGTTAAAATACTTATTGATGAAAGCACACCAAGTAACACACTTCTTTTATTCTTGGCTCACAAGATTCAACAACGTGTTACCAAAAAAGTTGAAAACTTTGACATTTGGAAAAGCAAAGTCACCGATATTGCAGCTTCTGATTTTGAGACAGCAAATTTTACCAAGCCCGAAGTATTGGGCGAACAGCAGTAGAACTAGCAATAGCAACTGGGATAACACCCGACTATTGGCTCAATGCAGAACCCGATATATGGGCTACAGCGATAGACATATTGAACAAGGAAGCTAATGGCTAAAGCAATTCAATTAGTTAAAGTAGACAAAGATTACAATGGTCTTCTTCGTGCTTTTAACAAAATGGACGATATAGCTAAAAAAGATATGCAAGAAATTGCAGGCAAACTGGCTGAACGTGGTGCTAATTATGCTAAAGGCGCAGCTAATAACGCACCATACAATGTCAAACAAGCAAGAGCCGTAGCTGAGTCAATTGTAATTAAAGCTAAAGATAAAGCACCAAGTTTTAGTATTGGTGGTAATCGTAAAGTTGGCTCTAGTGCTTTTAGTGCTGGTTATGTGATAATGGGTAATGAATTCGGATCAAAGCAATACAAACAATTCCCTAGACGCTCTGGTAGAGGTGGTAAAGAGGGTTGGTGGTTGTATCGTGCTATGTCAAGATTTCAACCTACAATTGCTCAGGAATGGCTTAAAGGTTATGAAAAAATTAGAGACGTTTGGAAAGGTAGTTTATAATGGCTGACATTAGGACACTTAAACTTGCGCTTCTCGCTGACACTAAAAACTTTATTGACGGACTTGATAAAGCCGATAAAGAAACTAAAACTTTTAGCAATAAATTAGATAATGCTTTACAAAAAGGCGCAGCTGCATTTTTAGCAGTTGGCGCAGCTGCTGGTGCTATGGCTATTAAAATTGGTATTGACGCTGTTAAAGCTGCTGTTGAAGATGAGAAAGCCCAAAAGTCTTTAGCCATAACTCTTAGAAACACAACTAAAGCAACAGACGCTCAAGTAAAATCAGTAGAAGATTACATTGACAAAACAGCACGCGCTACAGGTGTTGCAGACGACCAATTACGTCCAAGCCTTGACAGACTTGTTAGATCAACACAAGACGTAACAAAAGCACAAAAACTACAACAATTAGCATTAGACATTTCTGCAGGTACAGGTAAAGATTTAACTACAGTTACAGAAGCCTTAGGTAAAGCCTATGACGGCAATCTTGGCGCGCTTAAACGTATCGGTGTACCACTTGACGAAAACATTGTTAAAACTAAAGA